AGGAGGACTTTAATCCAAAAGTCAGGAAAGTAACGATGTCTCTTTCCATCAATAGGTGAACGATAAGGAATTACTATTTCTTCACTAGACCATCTTAGTATATCTGAATTTTTATCAAGATAGTTCATGAACTTCAATTCCCATGAAGAACGATAGGTTATGGCAGTGTAATCACCTTTATATTTTGATATGTTTCTCGGCTTAAACTTTCCTCTATAACTCATATAAATATCTATATCAACTATAAATCTCTTGGAGAACGAATAATGGCCCTCAGTACAGCTTATAAATATCCCTTAAATATCGACGCTGATGATACAGTTGCAGAATATAAACACCGAATTACATTTACTGTACTCAGAAATCGTCAAGGAACAGATATACCCACCTCAAGTGGATCTGTAACTTTATATATGCCTGGCGAAGCTCTAAAGACTACTTATGGTCAAAGTTATGGTGATGCAGAATTAGGAGCTTTGGGAAATTTGGTTAGTGGAATGAATACAGAAGGTGCACAAGCTGTACAAGCTCAATTGAGGGCTGGAAGCCTGTCTGGTGTTAAAGCAGCTTTGGATAGTGCATTGGGTGGTGGTGTTGGAGATAGAGTAACAACTGCTCTTAAAGAAAGTACAGCAAAAGCAGTAAAAGATAAAATGTCAGGTGGAATGTTTGCTGGAGCAACGACTGCATTACAAAATGTATTAGGACAAGTTAGAAATCCACATAAGGCTATAGTGTATTCTGGGCCTGGTGGGTTTAGGTCTTTTCAATATACCTTTGTAATGACACCCGAATCACCAGCTGAAGCCAAAGAAATTGCAGATATAGTATACTTTTTTAAGTATTATATGCACCCAGGCATGCAAGGAGTTGCTGGTTCTGATGCAGTAATAGGAAATACCCACCAAGATGCACAACCAGCTACTATGGGTTCATCAACATTTACATATCCAAATGAATTCAATATAGCATTATATGCTAATCGTAAGAAGGTTGATACTCCAACTACTAATAAAAAACCAGCCTTATTTAAAATTAATAAATGCTTCATCGAAAATCTTACTACAGATTTTACAACTTCTGGCCAGCCTGCATTTTTTCAAGGTACAGGTGATGGTGTTCCTGTGACTACAACTTTGGGGTTAACATTTAAAGAGACTGTTCTTGTAACAAGAGAGTCTATAGCAAAAGGATTCTAATGTCAGAATATTTTTCTAATTTTCCAAAAATACTGTATGATATTCATGGAACTAATTCTACATCTCCCAATTATACTGTTGGAACTAATTTATTGATTAGACAAAAATTGAAAGGTGTTGTAAAAAAAGATGTTTCAATATATTATCCTTATGTCGTTCCAGATAGTATTACACGAGCAGACACTTTGTCATATCAAATATATGGTGATACTAAATTTACTTGGACAATATATTTGGTGAATAATATTCTTGATCCTATTTGGGAATGGCCTTTGACTACCACACTTTTCCGTAAATTTTTAGAAAACAAATATGGTTCAGTTGCAATTGCCAAAACGACTGTACATCACTATGAATACATTTGGTCTGAAAGAGTAGAGGTCACAGGAACTGCAGACCCCATATTAGAACAATTTGTAGAAGTTGATTATGCTACATATCTTACAACTAATGAAGACCTAAGAAGAATAATCTATGCTTATGAGTATGAATTAGATTTAAATGAAAGTCATAGAAAGATTCAACTAATTCAACCAGTATATGCATCTCAAGTTCTTACAGAATCTAGAGGGATGTTTAGATAATGGCTGGAAATACTACAAAAACAACTCTAGGTGGAAATCTATCTGCTAATGAGACTGAAACTTCGTTTGACAAAGGTAATTTAGCAAGAATTGGATCTTATCAGATTGAAAAGCTTAGTATATTATCTCCCCTTAGAAGATCTGAAAGACCTACTGATGTAATATCTTTGGATAATCCCAACACTACTTCATGGGCTGAACTAAATTTTTTTGAAAATATAGAACGAGCTGTTGTTCAGGGTATGGTTACTATTATGGATGCTGTAGGAATTCTTGAAGGTATACCAATTTTAGGTGAAGAAATTTTAGAAGTACAATTTTCAACTGCTGGAGTAACCCCCACTCCAATTTCTGCAACTAGTTCAACTGGGGAAATTCCAAGATCTGGGCCTATTATAACAAATAGATTTAGAATATATAAAGCTGATCCGCCGGTTCAGGTTTCGGAAACTCTTAGAGAAATAACCCTTCATTTTGTTTCAGACTTGGCAGTTAAAAATACACAAACTCAGGTTCAAAAGTCCTTTAAAGGTAATGCTAATACACCACAAACTATTGCTGATATTGCTAGAATAATTTATCTTGAAAGTTTTGTAGATGATGGTAATACAAATAAAGAATTTCTTGTAGAACCAACTGAGGGATTGTATTCTGTTCATGTTCCAAACTGGACTCCTTTTAAGGCAATAAGATTTCTTACTAAACGAGCTCAATCTTCTAATGTTAATTCTAGGGGTGCTAATTTTGTATTTTATGAAACTCTAAAGGGATATAGATTTATTTCTGTGGAAACTCTAATGCAAGGAGGATTTAAAAATTATCAGCAACTGGTAGAGGATACGGAAGAATCAAAGAAGGTATGGCCCTCCCTATTAGCTCATAAAGATAAAGCTTCATCAAGAGCATTTATTCCATATTTCAAGAAAGACTCAATTCCACCAGACCCATCAAAACCTGTACACGTTGCAACCTATGTTTATCAGCCAGGAAATATTGCTGGTCAAGATGAATATCAAAAGAGATTTGCAGTTCAGGAATTTGAAGTTATAAAATCGGTTGATACGTTTGACAGTTTAGGTTCTGGAATGTACGCCAATAGAGTTATTACTCATAATTTAATTGATATGACTATAAATTCTGCAAACTATTTTTACAAACCACAACAAGATAATATAACTGTGGAAGAGGGTGGTGTTCCAACTCAGAAAAAAAATAATAAAAAATTAGGCGAAGACCTAGAAACTTTGGTTGATGAATCTACCACAGCTGAAGGTGGTGCGTTGTGTTCAGATCAGGCAGACTTTCTCAATAGTCCAGAATCACACGTTTCACTTTTTCCCACAAATAGGGGGGTGTCAAGTAAATTTTTCGGTGGTGCAGTAAAGGATATTATACCAACAGCAAATGGATCAGTTATAGCCGGGGCTGGATTAGTTACTAATAAGACTCCAACTGGTACTCCCGCTATCGGGATTGCTGATGATGAGATGAATATAGAAGAAGTTTTAGGGAAACGAATCTCACAAAAACTTCAAATGAGAAGTATAGTAATTTCATTTACAGTGCCTGGCGATTCAACAAGAGAAGTGGGAGATCTTATATATTTTAGTTATCCAACAGAGCGCGCAGAAGTTAGAGATACAGGGATGATGGAAGAGCATAAGTATTATAGTGGTAGGTACTTAATCACTGCTATAAGGCACAGAATAACTAGTAATGAGTATACCATGATTATAGAAGCTTCAAAAGATTCTTACCTTTCAAAACCATCAACTGGTTTTGGAGCAGAGCCTCCAGAAATTCAAAGACCAGATGGAAGTGTAGCAGGATCTTCTGCTATAGGAGCTGGTGGAACAATACAAATTAATCCAAATACAGGAAAAATAGTGGGGGGTTTATAGTATGGCTAATTTTATGGGGAAAGATGGATTTATTTGGTGGCAAGGAGTTGTAGAAGACCGAATTGATCCATTGTTTCTTGGAAGGTGTAGAGTTCGTATTCTTGGCTGGGATACAGAGGATAAGTCACGAATGCCTACAAGCGAATTGCCTTGGGCTTATCCAGTACAACCAATTACATCAGCTGCTCAAACAGGAGTTGGTATAAGTCCTACTGGTGTAGTGGAAGGTACATGGGTTGTTGGTTTTTATCGTGATGGTGAAGATGCTCAAGAAAGAGTTTTCTTTGGAACTTTGGGAGGTATACCTGGCGATACATCTCCTAGTCCTCTTACTAGTAAGGGATTTTGTGATCCAAGACGTTCAGCAGAAGAACTTGAAATAGTTCATTCGGATTTGATAGCAGCTGGAATAGCTGCCACACGGCCCAGTCTAACTTTTGATAATAAAGAGACTGATGTACCAAGAGCTCCAGCTTCAATTGAGTATTACAGAAAATCGGAGCTAAAGGCTGGTCAAACAATCAAAGATTTAGAAGAAAATAATCCCAAATTTAATTATTCTGAATCGCCACTATCTGCAGGCTTTGGTAATTTAACTGTTCCCCACACTCTTACAGCAATAATTAAAGAGAAATCGGATCGTTCTAGATATCCCGATATGGATTATTTGGGAGAAGCTACAACTCCAAGAGCTGCAAGGGGAGGTTATGGTGTTGCAGGAGGATTTGGATTATATACTGGTGGAGGAGTTTTACAAGAAAAGGAAAAATGGAGATTGGCTTTTAGTTCAAATATCAGAAGAGCTAAAGCTTCAGATGTATCAGCGTGGGAAGAACCAGCATCATCATATGCTGCAAGGTATCCATATAATCATGTTCATCAATCAGAGAGTGGACATCTTTTTGAAATAGACGACACGCCAGGAGCTGAAAGACTTCATCGTTATCATAGAGCAGGAACATTTGAAGAAATAGGCCCATTAGGTCAAAGAATCACAAAGATAGCGAATCAAGATTTTAAAATCTCCATGGCCAATTATTATGAACAGGTACATGGTGATTATTTACTTAATGTAAGTAATGACCTTGATATAGTCTCTACAGGATATTTTCATAATACTGGAACTATTGATATGAATTCTTCTGGAGCAATTTCTATAGCAGGTTCGGATCAAACAATCATAGGGGGTAAAGGTGGTGTGACTATTGATGCTGGTAGTGGCCCAATTATTATGAGAGGGTCAACATTTCATCAAGAAGTAGTTACTGCTGAAAACACAGTCAAGACAAAAGGAAATTTTACAGCGGATACTGGTGGAACTCATAATATATTGGCTGGGTCATTAGGTTTTGCATCACTTGGTGGAGCTTCAATTTCTGCTGGTGGTTCAATGACTGTTATTAGTGATAATGTCCAAGAGTCTTGTTTGAACATTGCAGGTATCGTTGGAGCTCCGGCTAGGTCTTTCAAAGCAGCAATGGGAAATATTGATTTTGAAACAGTATTACCTAGTCCAGCAATGGGAGCTTTTAATTTTAATGCAGGACTTGCAGGATTGTTAGGTTCAATCTCTATGGATTTTTTAGGACAAATTTCTTTGAATATGGGCCCGGGTGGTTCAGTTGCAAAAATTACTTTGGGAGCTTCTGGAATAGAGATATCATATTTATCGGGTCTTTCTAGTATAACACTAGATGCAGCAGGAGTTAAAATATCTGGATTAACAGCAACTGTGGCAGGAAGTATTCAGGCTAAAGTGGAAGGGGCTCTTGTGAATGTTGAAGCCTCAGGAATTAATACCGTAAAAGGTAGTCTAGTAATGATTAATTAGGAGTGATATGGCAATACCAAATATTATATGGAGTCAACCATTAAACTCGGTCAATCCAGCACCGTTTGGTAGTCCTCCGGCAACTCCTATTACAGTAGCTGATAGTCATATTTTAAGAAATGATTTAGTTACTATTTCTAGAAAGGCACCAGCAACCCCAGCAGTAGCCCCATCAACTTATGTAGCGGGGAAATATTTTGCAAGGTTTAATGATGTAAATAGAGCGATTAATCCAGCTACGCCCGAATCTACGCCGGGGGCGGATGATGGAGTTGCTGCTAATACAGTTTATACTTTTGTAGACAGAGGACATATAAGTTTAGAGGGGGGAGTTTGGGAATTATTACCATTTTCTTCTGGTGTGTCTCCAGCTACTACAGTAACGTATGCAGATTTTGCTGGAACTGGTCATAGTCCATATCCAGTATCTTATAGTCAAGTAGGTGCCAACCCATCAGAAGCTGGACATCCCCCCTCTTCTCTCTCT